AACGGATTGGATGTTTGATAAACCAATTGACCAAGAACATAAGGAATATGTGTTATTATCCTATTTCCAAAAAATGGGCGAAAAATTAGATAAATTAGAATTATACCCAGGGTTTATTGAATTATCACTACATCTTGCAAACGCACAAACATTAATTAAAGATAAGAAAATATTATATACTGATAAAAAATTTAAAACTGTTGATGACGAATTATTGGTTATGGATTTAAAAATTAAAGATCTACCCCCAATGACAAGTGATGAACATGCAGAATTTATTAAGATTTTATCATATAGTACACCAAAACTACACGAATATTTTGATATTGCAAAATCTGTTTGGGAAACAGTATTTGACAATGTTGTTGTTAAAGTTAAAAAAAATATTGATAATATAACATTAAAAAATGGTTATTTTTATTATGAAAATAATAACACTAATGTTTTATATGTTTGGGAATATGAGAAAAAACCAGCAGCAAAAGGATCCCCTGAAAATAAATTAATTATAAATTTAATTTATTCAGATGAAAAAAAGGATTTGACTATTACAAAAATAATTGATATGTTTAGTAATGTTGATAGTGAGAAACAAAAAACACTACCGATTGTTGAAATGACAGTTAATGGTGAGTTCCCGTTAGAAGAAACGTTATTACCACTATTTAAACGAAAATTGATTAGTTATATCGTACAGAAAAAAGGAATTGAGGATTACAAAAAAACAAAGGAACAATTAAAATAAATAATATGAAAACAAGAACACTTAATGAATTAAGACAAGAGAAAGAGTTTGGTTACAAAAATCCAGCATCACAGAAAAGTGAACAACAAGAATTTTTAGCAAAAACTTACAAAACAATTCAGGATTTGGCAAACGAATTCCCGAACGACGCTGATTTTGGTCGTAAAACAAGAACACTTTTAATTAGTTTGGGATTATATCAACAAAAAAACGGTTAAAATGATGGAAGAAAAAGAAATGGTTAATCACCCTGACCATTACCAATTTGGTAAAAATAATGAATATGAAGCGATTAAAGTGATTGATGCTTGGGACTTAGGTTTTTCTTTAGGTAATACTATTAAATATATCTCAAGAGCGGGTAAAAAACACAAGGATAAGGAATTACAAGACTTGAAAAAAGCGGCTTGGTATCTACAACATCATATTGAAAAGTTAGAAACTAATCGTTAATAACAACAAGGTCGTTTTCTTGTATGTCGTATAGATCACAAGAACCCCCAGTTATTTCAAGAACCATATCACCAAAACCTTTGTAACGTAGACAATTATTATCTTTACAAGGTTTACAGTTTTTATGTATTTTTGTTATGAGATTATCTTTGATAAATATGATATCAAGATTAATTATACAATCTTTCATCCAGAAGGAATGATCACCTTCGTTTAGAACAAACAACATACCATTAAACTGATTGTCAAATTTTTTACCCATCATTCCATTTTGAATATCTTTGGGTGTAATCATTGTTTTTACAGTAAAGGAATTGTTATTTATTAATAGTTCCATAATGATAAATATCGTAAAATATTAAAATAATTTGTTTTTTTATGATTTTGTAGATATTTATGAAATACAAAAAAAACACACACCCCTACACTTTTTGTTGGAAAAACATAAAATCCCAGAAATTTTAAATATTTTTTTGGGATTTTTGTTTTTATATTAAATTTTTTATATATTTGTACTATGAAAACAGCATTTAACATTAGAATACTACACGAAACATTTGGTAATTTACTAAATGAAACATTTGTTGATCAAATACAATTTAAATTATTCTTAAAAATGATCCACACCAGTGTTGAACTAAAACAAAATTTATCATTCTATAATGGTGATACGTTTTATATCAACATACCAGGTAAAATTTTAGTTGATTGTGTAATTGTTACTAACACAAATGAGATATCTTTAACAGACCAGGTTAGAAGTAAGATTGAGGCTTTGGTTACCGCGTAAACTTGGTTTTTTCATTTTCCTATGTCCAAAAAATGAAATGGTGGAGTCAATGGGTTGTTAATTAAATTTAACAACCCATTATTTTAATTTTAAAATTTGACCAGGTTTAAGTTCTGTTGATTTTAAATCGTTTAGTTTAATTATGGAATCAACGGTTACTGATTTGTCATATTTGGAAGCAATTCCAGATAATGTTTCACCTGGTTTTACAACATATAGTTTAAAGACACTCGGAGAAAGACCACCACCACCAATTTGTGATTTAGGTTTTTGTTGTTTAATTTTCGGTTCAACTGGTTTAGATAATTCTTCGGCATATTTTAAGAAAGCCCTTTGATTGTTTTTCATTCGTTCAGCGACAGTTCCTTTTTTTCTTGGATCGTCAACATTTGAAAAGTCAATATTCCAACCTTCAAGATATTGTTTAGCACCCAAAGACCAATTACCATCATTTAAACTTTTAACCCATTTATAACCACTTTTAACTTCACCACGATATGTTGCATTAACCAATGCTCTTTGAACATACACTGGGTATTTATCAAATTTTGGAAAAACTTTTTTAGCAATCTCTTCGTGTTTTTTAATATCATCAGTTAATAATTGCTCGGCTTCTCTATTTGAGATAATCATACCTGGTTTTACTGATGGTCCGGTATGACCCCAACCTATCGTTAGTACACCACCATAAGGTGATTTTTTACTAATAAATGTTTTTTTATTATTTGGTGGTAATTTCGGATCCTTATCATCAAAAACGTAATGTTGGTTCTTACTATTAACAACGGTTGATTCATAACCTTTAATTAAATTCCTAAATTCTGTGTCATTAACGACACTTTCAATTAACATTTTATGTTGGTTTTCAGTTATTACGATTTTCATAATAATAAATAGTTGTGTAATTAAAAAAAAATATCTATATTTGCTATATGGAAAAAATACTATATATATGTCGCGGGATTTCAGGATCCGGAAAATCAACATTTGCAAAAACATTGGGTTGTCCTGTTTATGAAGCGGATCAATACTTTATGGTTCATCGTGATTTTGAGACAAATGAAATAATCGGTAGGAATCAAACTAATGGTGTTTATAATTTTGACCCAACTAAACTTAAAGAAGCACACGAGTCTTGTAGACGTAGTGTTGAGTCTTCTATGATTGATTCATTACCAAAAATCGCGGTAGCAAACACATTCACGCAGGAGTGGGAAATGGAATCTTATTTTGAACTCGCAAAGAAATATAATTATACTGTTTTCACAATTATTATTGAAAACCGACATAACGGGAAAAATGTACACAATGTACCAGAAGATAAAATTCAACAAATGAAAAATCGTTTTAATATAAAATTATGAATAGATTAGACAGATTAAAAGAACAACATCCAGATTTGAATGTATCGTTAATTGACATTATTACATCATTGGATCCGAGTGATACTTATAAGTATACCGAGTTTTTAATTAAAAACTTTAAAGGGGATGATAATCAATATTACAGTACAAATTTGGACGAACTTAAAGGTTATTTAGGTGTATTTTTGTTTGGGTCTGGAGAAATTGAAACTCTAAATGAATTTGAAAGACATTCAAAGGCTAATAGGATAAAAGAAAAAGATATTAGTCAATATAGTAATTTTTTAGAATTAAACGAATCTGTCTTAGCGGCTAAAGAAATTGAAAACAGAAAAAAAATTGAAAAAGAAATTTTAAGGATTTACGAAGATGATACTTGGTTAATTTTAACACCACTAAGTTTTGAATCATCCAAAATTTATGGTGCAAATACAAAATGGTGTGTAACGCAAGAAAGATATTGGAATCAATATTTGACAACACATAGATTAATATATGTCATTAATAAAGAAACAGATGTAAAATTTGCGTTTTCTAAGAATTTTGGTACAGAACGAATCCAGTCTTGGGATTCTTTAGATAACGAAGTTGATCCAATGGTTGTTAGTTTTATACCAGATGAGTTATTTTTAAAAATTAGAAAAGAGTTACAAAAAGATAAAACAACTGGTGATTTAATTGGTTGGGGTGATAATGTGAAAAGTATACGAAAAATATCTGATTATCCGATTACTAGGGACTATGATACTAGGGACTATGATGGTGTTAACAATATAGCGTTACGCGATTTAACCTCTAGACTTTTGGAAAATCAAACTGGTGGTTCACTTATTAATGATGGGTCAGGTGTTTTAAATAATAACAATAGTGTACCGACAGACATACACACTGGACCAAGATTAGTAGGGACTACTGAAATAATTGCTAATCGTAATAATAATATAGCGCTAAACTATAACGATTTTATGAATAATTATCTGAATGTGCATCTAGATACTTATAATTGCGATTTTATAAATAATTATGTGAATGAACATCTACCTATACCTAATGATAATGTCATTACACCTTTAATTAATTTACCTTAAAAATTATGAGTTTTAAAAAATTATTGACAACAGGAAAAGTGTGGATAACCTCAGATACCCACTACGGTCATAAAAATCTAACGAGAGGGGTGACCAATTGGCGAACCCAGGATGGACAAATACCTATTGACTCAACAAGAGACTTCCAAACGATTGATCAAATGAACGATCGAATTGTTAGTGGAATTAACAATATGGTTGATCAGGATGATACTTTGATAATGTTGGGTGACGTTTCATTTGGGGGTTTTGAGAATATTGAAATTTTTCTTGATAGATTGATATGTCAAAACATTCACCTTATATTAGGAAATCACGATCATCATATTGAGAATAACCGAGGAAATATTCAGAGTAGATTTTTAAGTGTTAATCACTATTTGGAAGTGAATATTGAAGGAAAAAATTTTGTGTTATGTCATTATCCATTACAAAGTTGGCACGGACTAAATAAAGGTGTTATCCAACTTCACGGGCATGTACACCTTAGTCCAGATAAGAAATTTGGTAAAGGTAAAAAAATGGACGTTGGTATGGACGGGAATGGTTTAAAACCATATAGTATTGATGAAATCATTAAGATTATGGATAAAAGACCAATATTTTCAGATATGGATAATGATCATCATTTGGATGGTTTAGTTGGTATTATTGGTTAATAAAATGGAAGACAAAATAAAAGAAAAATTAAAGGATTTAATCAAAAAAGTTGGTTTTGAATCTGTAACAAAAATTGTTGGATCCTTGGATAAAACATTTGAAATCTTTGACATCAAAGAACCGATGGATTTCCTAAATTTATTTAATGACCTAGAATCTGTTCAGAGTGAAGAACAAGAAAATTGGACGTTATATCGTTATAAAAAGGGTAATAATATTATGATTTACAATAGAAAAAATGATTATGTTTATATCAATTATGGTGAAATTTGGTCAGTTTTGGAAGGTAAAATTGGTCTTAACCACTCTGAAACACAAGAACTTACAAAGAGATGGTTGGATGAGGTCTACAATTTAAGGGGAGTCACACCATTGGCAACCCAATTAGCAAAGGTGAATAATGTTGGATGAGGTCTACAATTTAAGGGGAGTCACACCTTCCGCAATTTTTAGGGGTGATTGTAGCAACGTTGGATGAGGTCTACAATTTAAAGACATAATTTAATATATTTATTTTTATGAAAATCATAATAACAGAAGAACAACACAAATTAATACAAGATATTGATGATGGGTTAATAACCTACTCAAGTATATTTAAACCTGAGATTAAGATTTTAGTTATATTTAAAAATAATGAAAATTACGAAAATCTTATAACGATATTCAATGAGTATGGTTATGGTTTTTATGTACCAAACCAAGAATTAATAATTATTAATGGTGAAATATTTTTAAATTCTAACGATTTAACAATGGACGATTTAAGGTTTATTGAGGCTCACGAAATTAGTCACTTACTTTTAAATCATAATGGACCAAGATCTGAGAAAGACGAAATGGACGCGGATATAGGTGCATACATCTTATTAACAAGACATAATATCCCAACAGAACGATTAGTGGATGAATTTGAATTTAGACATAATGTTAAATTTGATGAAAAATTAACTAAAAATTTTGATATTTAATTTTTGTTCACTAATATTAGTAATATGAGTAAAAAAATTTTGTTTCTTGATAACGACGGAGTCATATGTCTTTCCAACAATTGGGGTGGTAGATTTAAGAAAAAAGGATTTGATTCTAATCCCCAAACACCAATGGATATTAGAATGGATGATTTTGATACTAAAGCGGTTAAAGTTTTAAATGAGATTATTGAGGAAACTGGTTGTGATATCGTGATGTCATCTGACTGGAAGAGACACGGTACTTTGGAACAAATACAAGAAATGTATGAAATCCGAGGAATTAAAAAACCAATTGATTTAACACCATTATTTACTGACTTAGCGGCAAAACAATTATTACCAAAAGATTTTGTTTTACCATATTTTGATCGTATAGAAATTGAACGACATCTTGAAATCCTACATTGGTTAAAAGAACATCCAGAAGTAACACACTGGGTAGCCGTAGATGATTTAGATATGAAAATACAGGATGGTTGGGGTTTAACAAATTTTGTTCACTGCCAACGACCATACAATGAGGGAATAAAACAATCAGGAATTAAGGATAAGATTATAAAATTTTTAAATAGTTAAAGGTTAACTTCAATTAAAAAAATAGTTTCTTATCATATTAAAAAAAAGACAATATAAAATGGTAAAAAAATTAAAATTATTTATGGTTGATGAATCACCATATATGGTATCATTAGACCCAATTGAAGTTGGTGATAGAGCGATTGTTACTGTTGGAGGACAATACCCCAGTATCGTTGAGTGTTCAACAAATCAAGTAGTAACATTAATCACTGAATCCAAATTAAAATCAACACAAGCGTATAAAGTTTTTTTAAACCCAGACAACGTTAAATTGACAACAGAACAATTAGATAAAATTATAGAAAATTCCAATGAATTTGAAGTTGAAATAAATGGTAATGAAATAAAATATAATATATGATTGTGGAATCAATTTTAATAATTACCACAACCATTATTACCTTTTCATTAATTACATATGAATTATATCGTAGATTTAAAAACAAAAACTAATGGCATATATTGAACATAATTTTTTCCCACTCAAAGTTTGGCTTAGGAATGAATACCTTTACCAAAATAAAAAAGGTCACGGTGAATTTACACCTGGTGTCATAATATCTGTAAGATGTATACCTGGACAAGCAGCGTTATTCCAGGTTCTTTTAGAAAATGGCGTAATGCGAGATAAATTACCATCACATGCGTTATTAACGGAACCGCAAACACCAAACCCAGATTTACCATTTCATTATTTACAATTATGGAATTGTTTTTCATATAATTTTACCTTAACACATTTATCTTACGTGTATGATACAAAGGTTGAAGTTTATATGAAGGACAAAAAATGGTACACCGGGAGTTATTACGCAACAATAAACTGGGGTTCAAATGATCTTAATACAGATTTGTCATTAGCGGAAGATCCTATGGAACATAAATCACACCATATTATTTTACTTGATAACGGACAAATCGCACTTCAACCCAACAATAGAATCAAATGGTCAGAACCATCGTTTGTTACAAAACCATTTCCAGAAAGACCTGATTATTTGGTAAATAAAGATTGGTATAATTGTGAAGGTTTTGACAAATGGCACACAGAAGATAATGAAAAAATGTTTTATGACAATGAATAAACTATTAATGATAACGACACCTAAAGGAAATGGCGTTATTGAAAAAATATATAAGTCTGAATTAGATTTCTTAATGTTGAGGATTGATAATTTAGACGGTACTTACACAACATATAATTTAGGTAAGTACGATCCAGATAATAATATTTTTACAGCAATAATAAATAATGAAAACACTGGATCTACACGGGATTAAACATTCTGAAGTACAAAGAGTTGTTGATGTTTTTCTTTGGGATAATATCCAGAAAAAAGAAAAAGAGGTTGAAATTATAACCGGGATTAGTGAACAAATGAAAGTTATTGTTAAAGACTGTATGAAGGATTATAATATGGAATGTAATGATGATTTGTTAAATTTTGGAAAAATCATAGTAAAACTTGTCTAATTAAAAAAAAAGATATATATTTGTCAATATAAATTAAAAAAAATGAAAAAACTATTTTTAGCAATTGTAATGGGTGTTATGGTAACATCTTGTACAGAGAATAACCGAGTAAAGAATTGGGGTGGGGAAGGAAATATTAATCTACCAAAGGGTCGTAAATTGGTTAATGTAACCTGGAAAGAAACTGAAATCTGGTATTTAACACGACCAATGGATTCTAATGATGTTGCGGAAACATATCAATTTCAGGAAGAATCATCTTGGGGTGTAATGGAAGGAACATATAACATTATTGAAACAAAATAATTATGACTGAAAGAGAAATAATAGAATTAGGTTTTATAAGTGAGGAAATAAGAGAACACGATGAAGATGATGCTTATTACTACGCCTTAGATGTTGTAGATGGAATAACATTTATAACAACAACTAATGATGAAATTAAAGATGATGTGTGGTATGTAGAAATTTTCAATACGGATCCCATTATTAGATTTTATGATTTTCAAGAAGTCCAAGGGCTGATAAACACATTAAAAAATAGAATTGTAAAATGACAAACAAACAAGTTATTTATGAAACATTATTAAATGAACATAGATTAATTACAAATCAAATTTCGGACATCAAAGCAAATAGTTACGATCTAAATGAATCCGAAAAAAATAAAGTAGTAGAATTACAAAAAAGACAAGTTGAATTAATGAATAGGATGAAAATACTATTTAATGGAAATTTCGGAAAATAAGAAGTATGGGAATGTTTGATAGTTTATATTTTGATAAAGAGTTATTACCGTTATCGGATGATATCATAAAAGATTTTCCAAATGATATTGAATGGCAAACAAAATCATTAGAATGTGTTCTTGATAGATTGACAATTAAAGATGGTGAATTACTTGTACAAAGGTATGAAACAGAACTAACACCTGAAAACGAAAGACCATATCCGAATGATCCAAGACTTAGTTTTATTGGTATGTACAGACAAATTAATGAAAGGTTTGAGAAATACGATTACACTGGATCAATTATCTTTTATTCAGATGTTAATAGTAAATGGTATGAATTTTTCGGTGAATTTAAAAATGGTAATTTAATTGAAATTATTGAAAAATAATTTGGTTATTTAAAAATAAATGATTAATTTTACCAAAAAAAAGATATGAAGTATTTTAAATTATTTTTGATGTGGTGTGGTTTCATAACTATAGCATCATTATTTGGTGAATATATCATCAGTAGAGAATTAAACGGATTCCTCCAATTGTTAAGTTTCGTTGGATTGGTTGGGATTTTTATGTATACAGTATACGAAACAGTAAATTTATTTAAAAACAATTAAAAAAAAAAGAAAAATGATTGGACTATTAATTTTTATTTTAGGATTAGCAATTGCCGGAGTTATTGCTTACACAACACGAGAACAAATGTTTGAAATTGTTGAATCACGTTATGGTAATTCAGAAAAGTTCAAACCATCTTGGTTAGTTAAACCATTATCAGTTTTATTATTAACAATTTTGATTGGTACTATACAACCATTCGCGATTGAAAAAATTGATGCTGGAAACAAAGGGTTAAAGGTTAACTTAGTTGGTAATCAACGAGGGGTATCAAGTTATCAATACAAAACTGGTTGGGTGATGTATAACACCTGGACAGAACAGATTTTAGAGTTTCCGATTTATCAACAACACATTGAATACGATGATCAAATTGTTATATTAAAAGGTGGTTTCTCAGCAACAATTAAACCAACATTTAATTATTCATTAAAAGAAAATGCAATTGGGGATATGTTTGTGAATTTAAGAAAACCAATCACAGATATTGAACAGTTTTGGCTTAAAAAT